TTTCTCATGTTCAGTATTTCTGTTTGCAACCTGACTGGTAATAGTTTGAATTTCCTGTTCCAGTCTCTTGATCTGTTTCTGACAACCATTGATGTGAGAATTGTTTTGAGTAATGCCATTAAGAAGTTTACTTAAGTCTCCTGAAATTTGTTGGAATTGAGACTCTCTTTCTTCCTCCTTTTTAATTGCGTTGAGGAGTTCTTGATAACCCTTCTGCAATTCTTCTGCTTTAGATTGAGAGTCACTAATTCTATTTACCCTGAATGACTCTTCAATATTCTGTTCACAGGTAGGGCAAACCCTATTCTCTGAGAAAAACTTATGCTCTTTAACTATACCACTAATCTTATGTGAAAGTTTACCTTTAATATTACCATATTCTCTAAGTTTAGATGCTGAACCTTCCAAAGAGGTCATCTTCTCTTGAAGTACAACAACATCTTTATTAATATTCTCATTCTTATGCATGAATGTGTTCTCTTCAGTTAAGAGAGTGTTAATCTGATGCTCTTTAGAACTAATATCTTCTTTACTTTGATTTTCAATCTGTTGGATAAAGTTCTTCTGCATATCAACTTTATCTTTCAGACTTTCTTTCTTTAATTCAAGAGTTTTGACTTCATCTTTAATAAGACGCATTCTACTTTTAACAATCTCATTCATAGATGAGAAGATTTTAATATCAAGCAAGTCTTCCACAACTTCTCTTCTACTATTAGTGGGAAGTTGCATAAAAGGAACAAAGGAACTACTACCCAGAATAACAATCTGAGTGAATGACTTATAGTTCATCTTCAAGACATTTTGTTCCAACCACTTCTGTTGATCAATAGCAGAAGCATTTTGATCTAGTTCTTTATCATCTCTATAGATCTTAAAGATATTTGGTTTGATTCCTCTTTCTACTTTCCATTCAACATTATTAACAACAAACTCAATCTCTACAAAGCAATTCTTTTCATTTGTAGTATTAATGAGTTGACCCTTATTAATCTTCCTAAAAGACTTACCATACAATGAGAAGGTAAGGGCATCAAGAATAGTTGATTTACCAGCACCATTTGTCCCAATAATAAGGGATGTACTGGCATTATCAAGTGATACTTTGGTTGGTTGATTCCCAGTTGATAAAAAGTTTTTCCAGGAAATGGTCTTAAAGGTTATCATCAGGTTTATCTGGGGGAATCACAATGTCATTTTTAGATATAATAGCATACCTGTGTCCATGTGTCTCACAAGTATGAATCATCAGATCGCTTTCAATTTCAATTACATGCATCAGTGGATACTCAAGTTCTTCTAATTGCATAGAATATCTCATTGCATCATCTTGTTCTTCAAAGATGTAAAGGACCTGTTCTCCTTCATCATCTAATACAGAGTATGCTCCATCTTTCTCCTTTCCTGCTACTGTAATAATATACATTATACTAACTCACAAGCTTCCTCATAGACATCTTTAATAAGAGATTGAACAACAGACTTGTCTAGTGAAAATTCTGCCTCTTCAATATATCTATTCAAAATAGAGAAAGTATCTTCTGTCTCTACATCTGGATTTTCTGTAAAGTATCCATTATTGAAATCATAACTCTCAACAATTTTTAAATCAGCAACTCTTGTTTCATAAATTTTATCTACAAACTTTTCAAAGTTAGTAACATCATTTTTTGATTTAACAATAATTTTTACAATTTTATTGTAATAAGGAGATGCATCAAACATTTGATGAGGAGTATCATCATAGAAGATATTATAGAATAATTTATATGGATTATTCACATGTTCAAAACTCATATCATCTGTATCCATGAGAGCAAACCCTCTGGTATCATTTACATCGTTCCAGAACATTTCATATGGATTTCCAAGATAAAAGATTTTGCCATCATTTGATCTTGTGTGATAATGTCCAGAAAATACTTTCTTGAACTTCTGATACTGATTTACTTCAGCACCATGATCCATAATTAAATTTTTGTGTGCTCTAAATCCTGTCAATTCAAGATGACCCATTGCATATTGACAAGAGCAATTTTCTATAGTCTTATAAGTTTCATTCTTATTATTTTCATTAATCCAAGGAATGAACAAGATAGGAGTTTTATCAATGACTACTTCTGTTGTTTCTGAATATGTAATTACATTATCATATTCATTCAATAGTAAATCATTAGAATTGATATCATTGGTATTTTTATAATACGCATCATGATTACCACACAATAGATGCATGGTAATACCCATCTCCTTCATAGGATCAAAAAATACTTTCTTTGCCCATCCTAATGATTTAAAGTCAATTCCTTTTCTAACATCAAAAGCATCACCCATGTGAATTACTGTGGTGATACCTTTTTCTTTTAACGTTGGAAAGAAGATATCTTCATAAAATTTTTGAAAATAATCATGAAATAGTTTTGATCCTTTCCTAGCACCAAAATGTGTATCAGTAATAACTGCTACTCGCATCAGTTCCTCAATTTGCTATGAACAGCATCTTTGATGGAATTATACTCGCTGTAGTTCATACTGTCAAGATCATTTGAGTCAAAGACCTCATCAAAATTAGTCTTCTCTAGAATCTTATTTTTAATTTCAAGTTGCTTCTTTTCTTGCTGAATCCTTCTCAGGAATGCGTAGTAAATGATTTGAGTAAAATAAGCAAATGGATTCTTAGACTTCTCAGGATTAAAGTTATGAATATATCTCACACAGTTTTCAATACCATCACAAATCATATCATCCTTGAACATATAGTTCACAAAATTAGGTTTATACGATAAGTGGTTAGCAATCTTCAGAAAACATTCTCCAATGTATCTGGGAATTTGTGGTTTGGGATTACCTCTTTCTTTTGCTCTTTCAATATCAATAGCATACTGTTCTAGAGCTGCTAAGAAATCTTTGTTATTGACATAGTGTTCTGATTTCTTAGGTCTTGCCATGGTAGTATAAGAGAAGGGCATAATAATCATTTATCTACTAAAGATATTATAACAGGAAATCAAAACGTTGACAACTATGTGTTTTACTAGTAGACTAGGTTTGTTGCCTTTGAAAGATGAGCTTTAGCTAGATTTATAGAGTTTCTCTAGAACCTCTTTTGCATCCTGAACAGAGGAGAGATAACCCATCTTCCTATCTATCTGTGCATGATTTCCTTTATTCATCTTTCTTATATACTCTTGATAATAAAGAATCATCTCAATGTCTTCTGATTCAGACATTGTAAGGACATCATCCATATTAACCATAAACATATCATCAGATGTTGATTTCAACCAAGGTTCGAACTTATGTCCTACAGTTGTTCCTCTTAACTTTACTTCTTCAACTACAATAGGATTTGATACTAGAAGCATAGTTCTATCATCATCCACATCTGCTGCTACTTTGGCAAAGATTTCATCTCCACCTTTAAATTTGATTGTACAGTAGAAATCATCTTCTAGCATACACTCCTCCTAGTCTTTTATATTGACTGATATAATGTCATAATTGAATTGCTCTTGAACATAAATTTTCACCCTCTCAATAAAATGATTCAGTGTATAATTCTTTCTTGATCCCAAAGTTAGATCGTCAGCAATATCATAAAGTTTTGCTTTCACTTTGTTTTTGCCTTTTCTTAGGACTCTACCAATACTCTGAAGGTTTCTAATACGAGATTTGGATGGAGAGGCAAAGATTACATTGTGTAGATTCTTAATATTGATTCCTGTACTGAATGTTCCATAAGAAGCAACAATAATGGCATCATTTTGCTGCTCTGTGATTTCTCTTACTTGTTCTCTGTCTTCAGCATCTACACCGCCATGAACAAAGAATACTTTTCTTCCTTCCCTGACTTTTTTATTTATCATATCGTAAAGTATGGCACCATGTGCCTCTACCCTACTATACAATATTAAAGTATTACCCTCTAAATCAATAGCAAGATTGGTAATAAATTTGTTTCTTTTTTCATGACCAATTAGAAACTGAATCTCATCTTCATAAGTATCAAACTTCTTGGGTTTGTACTTGAGAACAAGACATTGAATATCTAAAGTTGCAAGATGTCCTTCATCAATTAATTTCTTGGTTTGAGTGACTTTATATGATGGTCCAAACAATCCCTCTAAGACCCACTTATGGGTCTGTGTGCCATCTAAAGTACCTGTGAAACCATATCTATACTTTGCATGATGTAACTTGTCCATAATACCAACGAGAGACTTACTTTTAAAAAGGTGCGCCTCATCACCAATTACTACATCATATGCTTCAAAGAACTTTCTATCTAATTGATAGACAGACTGCCATGTTGTGATAGTTACTTCATTAGTATTGACTCTTTCTCTACCTGCATAGATCCTGTGACAGTGATTCTCAGCATCCCACCCATAGTCCTGAAAGTCTTTGAACATCTGCTCTACAAGAGATGTAGTTGGAACTACAAGTAGAATCTTTCTTCCAGCATTCACATGAAATCTGACAATAGTGTAAATCATAAATGACTTACCAGATGCAGTAGGAGAGATAAGCAGTTTTCTGTTATATCTTAATGCATCATGAACA